CCACTGCACCCGAGCGGGTGATTGGATGCGCGCCGCCATCGTCGAATCCATCCCAGCGAAGATTGAGCCCGGCAGCGTGAACCGATAGAACGGACCACCCATTGCTTCGTAGTGGGCGACGATCTGATCAGCCTGGCTATCAGGGATGTTGCTGAACTCCAGCGTCAAGCTGTGCCCAGAGCGGGTGTCGCTAAATGCCCGCTTCCAGATCGCACCACTGAGGGTGCGGTAGCTGCGGATCGGCAGGCTGCCGGGGCTGAAGGCCCGAGTTGAGGGGATCAGTGCGGGGAAGCTCATGGGTTAGATGCCGACGCGGCGACGGGTCGAGGGCGATTGGCGGAGCTTGTCGAGCGTGCGCTGGTGGCCGCGCTCCGCTCCAGTCTTGGCAGCGCGGGCCATGGCGGCATCGAGCTGCTCACGATCCACCCACTCGCGGTCCATGAACTTCGTGGTCTGGAAGCTCATGTTCAGGCTCACGCCGTTGCCACCTTCTTGGCTGGTGGACCTGTCGCTGTTCATCATGCTGCGCAGGTTCTGATTGTTGGTGATGCCCCCAGACTGGCCTGGGACAAACAATTCGGGACCACGCTCGCCAACCAGCACGGGCGTGTTGGTTGGGGTGGAACCGCCAGAAGCAAACGCCATGCCGGCAGGCATCGACGCCAGCGGGACGTTCTGCCCGCCAACGATGCTGCCGCCAGCACCACCAAAGAAGCTGCCGACCAGCCCCACAATTTGCATGGTGAGCCACTGCTGAATCATCTGCATGGCCATGTCGAGGAACGCATCGCCAATCCCCTTGAAAGCATTGGACAGCGCCTCTTCTGCCGTCATGCTTCCATCAATCAGCCCGCGCAGGGAGCTAGTCAACGCCGAAGAGATAGAGCCAGCCAAGGCTTCAGCAGACGCCTTTGCTTTGTCTTGCGCTTCAACCTGAGCCTTCAGCTGCTGGTTGAGCTGAACCATGTTGGTGGCAGCGCCAGACTCCATCCCGGCATTGGTCAATGCGGCGATCTGCCGCTTCATCTCTAGCTCTTTCTCTGTACCAGCAAGACGCGCTTCAAGCATCTCGTTTTCATCCGCAATCGGACGCAGCGCACTTTCAAGCAGCTGTGCCTTCTCAACCAGCAGCTCGTTTTCAAGCTTCTGCAGCTCAGCTGCCTTCAACTTCTCGTTCAGGGCTTGCAGTTCCTTCTGCTGCCCTGCGTCCATCAGCTCAGCGATCTTCTGCTCGTTGTCCTGGTATTGGTATTGGATCTCAAGGCGACGGCGAGCCTCTTCAGTGCCGGCTAGCAGCAGCTCGTTCTGCCTGGTGAACTCGGTTGTCAGCTGCTGCCCCTGCTGGAAGCTTTCTGCCAGCTTGTTGGCGTAGTCGTCAAGGATCTCGTTGATGTGACCACCGCTGTCGCCACCAATGCCAGAGCCCTCGAAGCCAGCCTTGGCGAGCACACTGCGCACCATCTGCGATAACGCCTGCTCTTGCCCCACAGGCACCTGACTGGCAGGGACATCAAAGGCACGCCCGCTGTAATGCAGCGAACCAGCGGCATGACGACCGCCTGTGGTGCTGCCGATCTTGATGCCAGCAGCCTGCAGCGCCTTCATTGCTAGCTGCATCTGCTGAGGCGCCTGGAAACCCAGGTGCTCGTGATAATTGCCGCCGCCGTGATCAGCGCGATAGCCCGCGTGGCTGCGATCACCAGTCAGGTACTCGGTGATGATCCCGGTCGGAGCTTTCTTAGAGCTGCCTTTGCCTGTGCCGCTTGCGCCATCGGCTACTGCCTGAATGGCGGGGTTGATCCCGCTCACTGTTGCAGGCATCAGCGCGGGGATAGTGCCACCTGGCTTTGCAGCCGCTGGCTTTGCAGCCGCCGCTGCTGGGTTGGCTTTCAGCCAGGCGTCACGATGCTTTTGCTCTAAAGCAGGCAGCTTGTCGCCATGCGTCCATTCAGCAAACAGCCCGTACTTCTGCCGCAGCTCCCTGACGGCTGCAGGGCGTGACTGGAGCGCAGCCTGTGTATTGCGCCCACCGTTATTCATCAGGTCATTCATCCGCCCAAACACCTGCTCCATCCAGCCGAGCAGTTCCGTCAGCTTTGAGATGACGAATTGAATAGCGGGACCGAATGCTTTGACGAACGCTTCGCCAGCATTCTTGAATGCTGTTGACAACCCTCTTAACTTGGCGTCAATCGACGCCGACATCGTTACAAAGTCCTGATCTGTCTTGCCAGCAGCGCCACCAAGTGTATTGAGCACATCGGTGTAAGTCTTGCCTCCATTGGCAGCGGCAGCAAATGTGCCGCGCATTGCTTCTGTATTGCCAACCATCCGCGCAGCAGTTTCAGCATCCTTCTCCTGCGCCTTCGACAGCTCACCAAGCAACCCGCTCAAGCCCTTGGCTTTCAAGCCAGCCAAACTCCAGTCGATACCAAGTGCAGCAGCTGCATCAGCACTCTCCTTCGTGGGCTGCAGCAAGCCCGTCAGCAGGCCGCTCAGTCCTGTGAATGCCTGCTCTGCTGTTGCACCGTTCTTGGTTGATGCAGCAATGAAGGCGTTCAGATCCTGGAAGCTGACACCAGCCACGGCCGCCATGCCGCTGACTTTGCCCAGCTGTGATGTGTAATCAGACCACTCAACATTGCCAACTTCAATCGACTTGCTGATGATGTCCGTGATCTGTGAAGCCTTGCTAGCAGACAGCCCATAGGCGTTCAGTGTCTTCACCAAGACACTGGTGACCTCTTCCTGATCAGCCAAGCCGCCGTAAGCAGCCTTACTTGCTGCGCCGACGATCTTCATCGCGTCAGCCGTGTCAGAGAAGCCTGCCGACAACGACTGATAAGCAGCCTTCGCTAGCTCCGCCTTGCTGTAGACCCCGCCAAGTTGATCGCTGAGCTTGCGCAATCCAGCATCAAGACCTTTAACATCACCGCCGGCTGTAGCAAGACGGCGGATACTGGTGTCCAGCTCCCTGAAATCGCTGATCGCTTTGCCGATTGCGAGGCTGGCACCTAACGCGCCAAGCAATGCGCCAACCGAACCCTGAAGCGCCTTGGCGGACTTTGCAGCACGGTCAGCAGCGCCACCAAAGTTCTTGATGTCATTAGCTGCGCGACCCGCACCATCACCTGCAGCGATGAAACGACCCTTGGAATCACGCAAGGTGCCGTTGAGTTTCTGCGCGACTCGCTCAGTGCTGCCTAACTGCTGCCCAACCTTGTCTAGCGCCTGGGTTTGCGCCTTGAACAGGATGTCGACAGCGAACTGAGCGGCCAAGATCCCTGCGCAGCGTTAGCGCCAGCCTACCGACGCCGACGCCGCGCATCTTCCATCGCTTTCTTCTCCTGCTCATGGCGGATCTCATAAAACGCCGACCAGAGCCATAGCTCCTCGACCGTGATCCGCTCCATCAGCTCCTGCAAGGTGTAGCCGAGCTTCTCGGCTACCACCATCTGCAGCATCAGAAATCCGTTTTCCTTGAGCTGGCCCTTGATGGCTTGGGGCTGACTTCCTCCTGATCAGGTCCTTGCTCAGGCTCTTGCAACAACAGCACCATGAGGCTCTCGGCCAGGCTGGCAGGAAAGCGATTACGCAGCGCCGGCACAGCTTCAGCTGTAAACCGTGGGTTGCCGTTCTCGTCTTCGGCCATCATCACCAGCAGCTGAAGCGCGAAATCGCTCGCATTGTCATTCCCTGCCAGCTTCTGCGCCCTGGCACGCTGAGCCAATGTCACAGGCTTGGCGTAAAACTCGAACACCGTGCCGTTTGGCAGTTCAAGACTGCGCAGGGTCGGCTTCATCGAAACCGCCGCTAGCAGTTGCTGCAGTGCATCCATGCCTAGGAGTAGTGACTCGTTGACAGTGTAGGGAGAAGGGGAGACCAGCTCCCCTAGCTCCGTGGAGGGAGTCACCACCTCCAGCGGGAGCCTACCGACAAAGAAAAAGCCCCCTGCTCCAGGTCAGGGGGCTGAAGTGTCGATCCTTACCAGGATCAGTCTGCCTCAGACGAACAGGTGGGTCGGCTGACCAGACAGGCTGAAGTTCAGCTCAGCTGTTGTCACCTCTTCAGGCGACACGCTGATGCTGAAACCCATGATCGAGATCGGGGCCTGGATATACAGGCTCTTGGTGTCGTCAGGCTTGCCGGTGCCGTCATCAACAGTGTTGACGTACAGGCGCACTTCAGCACCGCCCTGGTTCTTCCTCATGCTGTTGGACAGCAGGCGGTTGGCCAGAGATGTCTGCGAATCCGTGAATTGCACATTCATCGAACCGCTGCCGCTGGCATAGCCAGCCTGCATGGTGCGGAACGAAGCCTGTGAGCTGCTGCTACCCACGCCGCAAGGGAGGGTGGTGGTGTCGATCTCTTCGCGGGAGAGGTCCAGCGAGAAGCTCTTCACCTGACACACCGCAGCGAACTGGGCGTAACCAATGGCGATGTGGTTAGCAGCGCCAGGGGTATCAGCACCAGCGGCACCACCGTCACCGTTGAGGGTGATAGCAGCGCCACCAGCAGTGGCAGACACCTTGATCGTGGTCGCAGTGCGAGCCACGACGTAGTAAGTGGTGCTAGCTGTCAACGCTGAGTCAAGGCTGCCGGTACCTTCTTCGGTGAAGACAACAGGGTCGCCAACGCGGTAATCGTTGTCAGCAGGAACTGTGATGCTGTCACCGGCAGGGAAGTCGGTGGAATCAAGCAGGCAGAAAGCGGTTCCAGCAGGTTGGAACCAGATGGAGCCCTCGGCTCCTGTCAAAACAGTCTGGGAGCAAGCTAGGGGGATTGGACCAGCCCCTTGTCAAGGGAGGCGAAACAACAGGCGGGGGCGTTCGCCCTACGGGGGCAAGGGCTTCTCTAATCCTACGCAACCCGAGCGGTGAAGGCACAACTGAGCTGCGTCACCTGATGCGGCCGCTCATCTGGCGCCAGCGCATTCGGTCCGTTCACGTTGCGCGTGCGTAGGTGAACGCCGCCTTCATTAGTCAGCACCCTGTTCACCCGCACCCATTCACGCAACACCGCCTGCATCACATCCTCTGCCGGCTTCATGCCTTGCCCCTTGGGGCTGTAGACCAGCACGTTGCAAGTGCCGATGATTGCGTCAGCGCCATCGCAGCCGATCGTTTCGGTGACGACCTGCGGGAAGCTGATGTTGATCTTGGCGTAGGTGCCAGCAGCATCCTTGCTGGGTGTTTCCTGCACGTTGTCGAACGCTTGATCAGCGAAGGGCACACCAGCTGAGGTCAGCGCATCGCTGGTCAGCTTTGCCATCGCACCGCGTACTTGCTGAAAAGTCATAGGTCGAACTCCTGCTTGACGACGCGGGCGGCAGCTTCTTGGATTTTGGGCACGCGCACGTTGGCAAAGTCGATGAACCAGTTCTTCGGCTTGCTCACCGCGTAATCCTCAACGCACAACCGCTGCGCGTAGGGCAAGTTGTTAGTGAGATGGTATTGCTTGTCAGCGTCCACCCTGAGTCCAGTTGCATCAGTGTTGGGGCTATCGGTCCCCTCAGGCGCAACGGCTCCACTAGACGACCCCTCGGCAGCGAACCAGCTACTGCGGAAGCGGCCCGTATCCACTGGCGACACCTTCGTTGACCCAAGCTCCGCCTGTGTCGTGATCAGCGTCTCCGCCTGCAGGCGATCCAGCGCCTTCTTCAGATGACGCTCTAGATCCTTGGCGTTGTCAAAGCGTGGCATCAGTTCGACCTCACCCGCAGCTTGAACGCGATCAGCTGATCACCCGCATACTCAGGCTCCACCGCCACCACCTGCCACGTCTTCCCCTGATACGTCACCGAATCCGAGGTCGTTGGTGTCACAGGCAGCAGCACATGGCTGAACCACATCAACGCCTCGTGCGTCTCCGATGTCCCGCCTTCCTCAACGCGCTTGATCTCCTCAACGCCAACCTTGACCACATGGTTAGCCACGGGGTCGATCACCGCGCCACTCAGCGGGTCATAAACAGGGGCAGCGCTGCGGTGGTGGTAGGTGCAGTCAGAGCCGAACAGCTCCACCAGATCCTTGCCAACACCACGGAACAGCGTGTCGAAGGTCGCCATCAGCTACGCACCCTCGCCAGGATCCGGTTGGAGCCGGTAGCCGTCTTCAGCCAGCAGCCCAAGGTGTCGGTCAACCAAGGGAAGGCTTGCAACACCAGCGGGGCATTGCCACCCACCTTGGTGCTCGGTGCAGCACCCTCGAAATACTCCACCGACAGGCCACCTAGCTGTGCCTTCTTGATGCCCGCAGCACTGCCACCGCCTGTTGCAGCGGTTGGGTTCTTGCTTATCGCTAGCGCCAGCTCACTGATCGCCTCGGTCCAGGCATCAGCGAAGGTGCGCCCGCAGCAGTCGGCGGTCTGGTCAAAGCACAACGCACCAAGCAGGCGCTGCGCTTCATTCAGCCAGATCTGCTGATCCGTCAGCGCGACCCACTCCGCATTGCGTGGGGTGTTCAAGAAGTAGGCGCTCGCCTCGGCCAGCGTGACAACAGGGAGTGCCATCAAAGGGGAACCGCAATTACGTCATAGCCCTGGCGGCGCAGACGACGCTGCAGTTCACGCGCTTGCTCAGGCGTGCAGTCAATGACAGGCACGAACGACTCGGGCCGCATGTGGTGCGGCAGCTTGTCGTTGGGTTCCAGATAAAGCCTGGTCACGCCCATCACGGCAGCCCTGCGTAGGGATGTGGCCAGTCTAAATTGAGTGTCTCAGCGGGTTGCCGCCCCTGAGACGTGACCACCTCAAAGCACTGAGACGATGGAAGTATTC